ATGATCGCCACTCCCCTCATCGACACTGAAGGTCCGAAATGGGTCTATGATCGGTTGTTACCCGCGCTTCGAAAGATTGAGTTTCCTCCTGAGATATCCCCGCTTGATATCCATCTCTACAGCCCGAATGAGGTGCATATCAGCAAGTTAATCCGATGCGTCCCTTTTGAAGGAACGTCCGATCCGAGCCACGTCGTCATGTCGCACATGGATGACGTTGATTTCGGAGACTGGTCGCTAGACGCGATCGTTGCCTACCGTGTCGGGCGGCAGAAGGGCTTCGCAGCGTCGCGGGCACGGACATTCTCACGAAGTGTAGAAAGACTTCTCGCCGCTTGACCCGCGAACACTTCCACGCCCTGATACCGTCCGCGCTGCTCGAAATGCTTGATGCGTTTGAACCGTCAAAATATCGGTAAAGAAATGTGGACGAAATAAGACGCTTGAAATACTCTGTTACGGATTGGATTCGTATTGGAGATTTTCGTGCGCGTTGAAGGTAAAATTCCGCTAACGCTGGTGACTATAGCTTTTTCGTTAAGCGGATGCGCAGCCGTATGGGGAGGTTCATACAATATTGAATCTCAAAATTCCAAAAAAGTAGTTATCGACTACGATGCGGGCCTAACCAACAGCGTAAGGTTGCAAAGCGTAGCCGACAATATTTGTGAAAAATATAATAAGGACGCAATTCCTCAAGATGAGGGCGGCGGTGGTATTAGAACTATTTCTTTCGCTTGTGTCTCGCGCGGCGATTCTCCTGCCTCTGCCGCAGAAAGAGATGCCGCCGAATACAATCAGCAAAATTTTGAGAATAAAGAAGATAACCTAAACGCAGCGAGAACTCGTGCGTCTGCGATGATGTTGCAAAGCGGCGCGATGCAGAGCCGACCGTATCAGGCTCCTGTCCCCACGCAAACAAACTGCACGTCAACGAAACTGGGCGTTCAAGTGCAAACAAACTGCCAAAGCTACTGACGATTTATTATCTAACGCCCGCCACCTGTTCTGCTGTATATATAGGGTATGCCGCTGATCTATATCGTTGCCGTGTTCCTGTTCCTGCTATGGTGGGGTAAGGGGTCGATCTGGGTAACTTTACCGCTGGCGATCTTCCCGTGGTGCCTCGAATGGCTTGCGTTCAAAGATCAGCACCATTTCGATCCGAGCAGCACACTCTTGTTCCTGACTGCCATATCAGCCGTCGCATTCGTCTCGTTCGTCCTTCGCATCCTCCGCCAGCGCCGTATTGAACGCACGCTTCTCGGCGTCCGATTCAACGGCGTGGATTAATTAGCATATTGTCGATGGCGTCGTAGGTCGCGGCCTGAGTATTGGCCATTCTGCCAAGCATCCGGTTCTCGACAACCTTTGCCGCACCATTCGCCAGCAAGCCGCCGAGCGCGCCACCCTCCACCATTCCAGCCGCGCCAGCCGCTAGTTTTGGCGCGACACCCTGTGCCATCCGTGCGACACGCCCAGACGTGGTGAGATTGACGTTCGTATCAGATCCGCGCGCCTTTCCGAGATCGATGCGGGAAGCCAGCCGCATGTCGTCGCGCAGCTTCTCCAGCGCCTCAATCTGTTCCTCGTTCACGCTGTCCGCATCCCGAACGCCGGGCTTGCCCTTCTCGCGGCGGATTGCCTTGAGCATCGTGTCGAGTTGCCCTAGGCGCACGTTCCCCTGCGCATCGGTGAGGTTGCGCGATTGCAGGAAGCGCATCGCATCGATCGGGCGCGACAGTTCCTCGTAGGCGCTCGCATATTTCTTGAAGCCCGGCGCTCCGTTCTCGATCACATCCGTAATCGTCGGCTTGAGATCGAGCAGTTGAGATGCCGCTGCCTGCCCGTCGTTCGCCGTGCCGCGCGCGCGGGGAGACACCATGTCACCCAGATACTTGCGGACGTTCCACAGATGCTCAGGCATCGCGGTCCCGTCTTCCTCGGTGACGGCGGCGAGCTGCCCCATCACATTGCGAAGCGGCTGTTGCACCGTATCGCGGCCTCGGTTCTGCGCAATCAGATCGGCCAGATGATTCCTGATTGGCGTCACATCCACAGGCGACTGTTTTCCGAACGCGGCCTCCCGGTGCGATGCCTCCGCCGCTGACCGCGCCGCCTCTGCCGCCTGCAACTGGTCCTCTGTCCCCACGATCTGGCGCAGATAGTCATTCCGCGCATTCGTGTTGGCCTGTTCCAGCGCCACGAATGGCGAAGGGTTCGCAGCCCTGCGAACGCGCTCCAACTGCGCAAGCCCCGCGTTGCCGGTAGCCTGGGACGCCGTGAGATGCACCCCGGGTATCTGGCTTTCGATCACCTGAGCGGGACCGCCCTTCTGGTAGTCGGCCCAAATGCGCTGCGCCAACTTGTCGGCCTGCTTGGGGCCGGTCAGCAAGCCAAGCTTTACTGCTTCGGGCGGTGCGTCGCTGGGCGGCAGGGGTGCAGAGGCGGTCTGCGCTTCCGGTGCTGCTTCGGCCCCACCGCGAGCCATGACCTTCGAGATGATCTTAGATGCGACTGCACCGAGCGGAACACTGGCCGCGCCGCCAAGTGCGCCGAGTAGAGGGTTCTGATCCATCAACCTTGCGGTTGCGGCACCCTCAGCCGCGCGGGTCACGCCGCGCACCAAAGCATTGCCTCCGCCAGGAAGAAACCGCCCCAGCGTCCCGCCAACGACCGCATCGCCAACCAGTGCCCCGCCATACTTCGAGGCGGTCGACCCCCAGTCGTCGTCGTGATCGGCAATTTCCTGCTCGGCTGCCCGCTTGAAAAGGCGAGGGTCGTATTGCGTGCCGTGCAGCTTGTGGAATGTCACGCCGTCGATGATATTTGCGCCTGCCTTGATAACTTCCGCTGCCGCGCTGTCGATCGCGTCTGATCCGAAGCTCACCATATTACCGAGGAAGGTTCCCTGGTGCGCCTGCGCTTTTGCGGGAAGGGAAGATGCATCTTCCTTGCCGAAGACAGACGCAAACGGATCAGCCCCCGCCTTCGGCTTCGGCACCTCATCCGACTTCCCGAACATTGTGTCGAAGGCGTTGCCGTTCGGCTTTGAAGCCGGTTGCGGGTCGGCCATCCCTGCGCCAGCGAAGGGATCATCCTGCGGCTGGCCTTTGATGGCGGCGTAGTTCTGGGCAACCTTCTGCGGATAAGCCATCGTTTCCTCATTGCCCCATTTGCTGCGGTCCGTGCCGTCATTGTAGGCGCGCAGCGCGTCCACAACATTGCCGTATCGGTCCAGGTTCTCGCGCAGCAGCCGCGCGGCCCCGTAGATTGAATGCACCGGATTGTGCGGGTCGATGTTCAGCGCCCGCGCGGTCTTTGGCATGAACTGCATATGCCCGATCGCGCCTGACGGACTTACCGCATCCGGATCGTTCTTCGGATTCTCGACCGCATGCACGGCACGCAGGAGATTGGGGTCCACATTCCAATACTGGCCTGCGCCGTCGTAATGACGGTCCAGGTCATCGGCCACTTGGCACCAACCCGGCGGCCGCCATGCGGTTATAGGTCTGCTTGAACTCGTCCATCTGGCCGCTGTCCCTCATGCCCTTGAACACCTTCTGGCGTTCTGCCGGGTCCATTCTCAGTATCTGGAAGGCACGAGGGTCGAAGCTCTGGTTAAAGCTTTGCTCCCACGTCTGATATTGGGCAGGCGGCAGCCCTGATGCCTTCCACGCGTTGGCCTTGGCGTTGATGGCGTCCTCATTCCCCATCAACTGGTGGATCATCATGCGGTTCGTGCCTTCCTGAAGGGCGCTGTTCGGAGATGCGTGCTCGGCAGCGGCAAGGCGCGCGTCAGAATGGCCGAGCGCCGTTGCCTGCGCATTGGCCAGATTCTGCGCCCATTTGTCAAAGGACTGCGCGGCTTCTATGCCATCTTCATCGAACTGGTATGGAGAAACATTGTTGACGATCGCGGCCATCTTGCGCAGCCGCGAGTATCCTCCGCCGCTCTGGAACCCCGACAAATCAGTCGAAAGGTTACTAAGCATCCCCAGTCGTTCATTGCGTTGCGATGCTGCTTGCATCAACGCATTGGCCCCGCCCGCACTTGCCGCTGCTGTGGCTTTCTGTGCGTCCACCTGTCCGGGGGAAGGCCCGGCGGCGTATCCTTCTTGGCTGTTCGCACTGGCCCGATAACTCCCGTCACCCATTACGCTCGGCGGGACAGTGGGCTTCCCTTCGATGACTGCTTGCGTCTTGAGAACCGGGTTGCCCCTTGCGTCTTCGACTGGGACAAGATGGTGGTTGAATTCCGGGCTCGTCTGCCTCTGCACACCTGCGCCGACATCCTGGCCGCCCTGGCCGCTCGCGGGGGAGCCCACATTCTGCCAACGCAGCGTGCCGCCGTCATCCACAAGCTGCATTGTGCCATAGGCATCGTTATAGGCGTGTCCCGGTCCTGCGGCGCTATCGAGCAGCCCACGAACTTGCTGCTTGAGGGCATCCCCACCTTCTGGAAGAGCCGCATAGCTCTGATTTGCCTGATCGATCGACATGATGCCATGAGCAATCGCGGCTCCGTAAGCGGGAGCAAGATCCCGCTTCGTGAGGTTTGGCCTGTTTGCATAAGGCGAGACAATGCCAGCGATCATCCCCATTCGTCGGCCATTCAATTCAAGCTGAGCCTGGTCATTCCCGATCTGCTGCGCCTGTTGGCTGCGGATCGTTGTGACTGCTTCGGGAAGGCCATATTGCCCAGCCGCTGTTGAACCCATTTCTTGCTGCACGGCAGGCATGTCATATCGGCCGGACAAGGGATTGTAGTGGTGCGCATAAGCCGCCCCCTGCGCCATTCGAGCATCATACTCGGCCTGTTGGATTTTGTTCCCTAGCAGGGCGTTCTTGAACGCAACGGCGTTGGAAGCCATCTCAAGCGGATTGGCCGGAGCGACATAGCCAGGATGGGCGAGGGCGTTTTGATCGAATGGCATGGCCGTTTATCCACCGCTGAGAAGGTTTTTGTAGTTCGCGTATTGGCTTGCCGTGTTTCCTAGCCCCGTCAGCCCTGCTTGTAAGGCGTTTCCTACACCCATGGTGGCCGCCACGCCTCCTGTTGCGCCTTCCATCATTTCCTGATTGGAGTTCAACGCCGTATTCGAAGCGTTCTGAGCGCTTGCGCCCGCCGCCTGATATCCGTAGCCGAGCAAAGCATTCTGACGGCTGAACGTATTCGTCAAATTGCTCTGCGCCGCGCTGTTTGCCGAAAGCTGGTCATTGAACTGGTTTTGATAGGTGCTGTCGGCTAGACCGTTGGCAAACGTGGATGCACCCTTCATCGCTGCGCCGGAGTTGGCGAGTCCCCGAGCGGCGGCGCTGTTCGTGGCCGCCTGCATGCCTTGCCCATATTGCCACTGATATCCGGGCGTTTGCTCAAGGGTGGACTGAGTGAGGGCGTTTTCAGCTTTGTTGACGTAGGAATTGTCGGTCGAGTTGTAAGCGCCGTTCCCCGTCATGCTGTTCAGATAGTTCTGACCAGTCGCGACATACGGGTTGTAATAGTTCTGCGCTGTTTCGCCCGCTTGGCTGATGTTAGCAGCCGCTGTGTTTCCAGCCCTAACTGCGTCTTTATGCGCTCGTTCTGCGGCGCTGACCTGGAGCGCTGTTCCTGCAAGCTGCGTTGCACCCTGGACGGCCGCGCCCGCGCCAGTCACGTCGAAGCATGCGGGATTTTCTAAGCAGCGCATGGGCGTTTCATCCTATAGACACAAGTTTCACGCGTGACACCATCCGGCCATTTCACGGATGTTTTGCCCGCGAGCGTGAAGCCAAGCAGATTGTTCGTGACCCGGACTGCGCGATTGTCGGCTTTCGGACCGGCAATAACTTCGACGGCTTCGGGATGGTCATGCCAAAATTGAGCCAGCGCCCATCGCATGGAATCCAACCCAATTTTGCCACGTTCGTGCGGAGCAACTGCTCCGTGCACTTCCCACACGCCGTTGCCGACATACGATCCAGCACAGACGGTATCACCGCGCCGATAGACAATGCTGTCAGGTGGAAGAGGCGCGCCAAGAATGTCCTCGACCGTCATCACGAGAGGAGATATCCGTCGATCACGATGTTGAGGCCGTTTCCAGAAGCTAAGATCACATCGCCCTGCGTCAGGATGCGTGCTAGCTCTGGCACAAGATCGGTGCCGTTAGCCGCGATGGCACGAGACGGCACAATCGCAAGCGCCGATCCGCCATTACGTTGAATTTCCACCGTAAGCGCCACAGATGCATTTGTCGGATTGGAAACGACAACGCTATTCACAACGGTCGTTCCTGCGCCTGCGGTATAGACCGCGGCGGCGTCCCCAGTGAGTGTTGAGCCTTTTACGAGATTTTGTGCTACGACGGCCATTTCCGGGTCATGACGGCAAACGTCATGCTTTCATCATCGGTTGTGCCGCATCGCGCATTGGCGCGTGTCGTGGCCGCTATAGTAGCCAATTCCTCTGCCATTTCCAAGGCTTTTAACGCACGCGCTTCTGCCTGTTGTGCACGCATGAGCGTGATGGTCGCCGCATCGAGCGCTTTTTGAGCGAGAGCGAGCGCAGTCGCCGAATTGCTAAGCAGCGATAATTTCCCGGCATCGGATGCCGCGCGTTCCGCCACCGCAGCGCCGAAAGATGCTTGCTGCATTCCTACAGAGGAAATATCGCTTTGCTGCGAAGCAAACGCGGCATCCACGCCAAGCGAAGAACCTGTTCGTTCCCACATGCGTTGAATGAACGCCTGGAATTGTAGCGTTGCCGTCCCATCTGGGTTGACGAGTTTACCAGCGGGTAAAGGATAGTTCAGGTCTTTAGGCTTCTGGCTCATGACGAAACCGGATCAATATCGATAAAGGCCCCCATAAGGGCCGTTTGCGCTTTTCCTTGCCATGTCACGCGATATACGCGGTCACGCGCCATTCCCAATCGATATATTGTAGGCCAGACATTGCCAGACGTCCCGAGCGTTAACGTCTGCGCCGGGCCGAACGTCGCGCCACGATCGTCGCTCCAATCCACTGCGATCTGGATGCCGCTGCCGTTCTGCATATCGAGCGTGAATTTTCGATGAATTCCCCGCGCGCCATTCGTCAGTAGATGAGGAAAGGACCGCTGCCGTTTGATCGGCGTCCCGGCATCGTCAAGCGCGTCAAGCGTTACCTCATAGATCGCGCCGTTCGCATAATCTGCCGCCCACGTCTTGCCATATGCCTGGCACCAGAACAGAGGGCGCAACTGCGCCTCGTTGCCATCACTATCAAGCGCGCAACGCTCGTGCCACAACCCGGTCGAGACATCGTATACCCACGTTGCCGCCTGACCAGGGATTGTCAGCACATAGAAGACATGGCCTTCCTGCTGATAGACACTAGCCACAGCGCCGGACAGATCGCCCATATCCTGCAACGCGCCATCGACCGGGAATGTCGAGACCGGCGCAGCCATTGTTTGCTGTCCGAGATAGACGCGCGCGTAGCCCGTCCTGTCGCGCCCTAGCCACATGATAGCACCGTTCGGCGTGTTGGCGGTCGTGGGGATTCTCGCAATCGTATAGGGAGAGATTGCGCCAGCCTCTACCGTGACGCCTTGCACGCGCTGGAACGGGAAATCTGCCGCCCCGCTGTCATACCAGAATTCGACCTGCGTCCGGCTGAACAGCCAGATATATTGGCCAAGCACTTCGATGCCGACGATCGTGTTCAGGCTCGTTTCGTCGCTGGCCACATAGAGGCTATCGAACGGCGTTGTGCTCTCGTCGGAGAATTGCGCGGGTGATGTATACCAGTTCGTCGTGTCGGGGTTCACAAACAGGAAGAACGTGTCGCAGATGGCGATAGTTGGGCTGCCGTAGAACGCGCTGTCGCTAATCTGTGTGAGCGAGCCAAATTCTCCACCCGGTTTTGATGGCATCGCGCAATACCATCCTCCATTGGCAGTCCCATCTACAATAAAGAGTGTCGTCCCATTGTCCGACATTCTAACAGGCGTAGTGTATGCGCTTATCGTGCCAAGATTCGTGGGGGTCCCATCGGAATTTAATCTGATGACCTCCGCCCCCATGACAAAGAGGGCATCTCCTTGTGTCGTTTGATAGGCGCACCGCCCAATGCCACCAGGTTGGGCTATCGTTTTTAGGCCAGGCGTGGGGTAATATGCGAACTGAATTGGCTCACCGTCGTCTTGTGGGATAGGCTCAGCATATAGGTTTAATACACGTTGCGCCGCCACCGATACGGCTCTCGCATCGTAGGAACCGCCGCTAAGGTTTACGCGTGCCATGTTCAGTTGCTCGTCGTCGTGCCGTCAGCGCCAACGGTCGCATAACGGCTCCAGGTCGTATTGTTGTTGCTCAACGCAGTATGTAGCGAACGGTCGAGATAGATGCCGTCCATCGTTGTAGGAGACTGTCCATACGATGAGCCAATGATGTTGCCGGTGATTGATCCCATGCCTTTATCAAGCGCGACATCTGTTTGATTTACAACTTGAACACCAACCGTTGCGTTACTCGCCGTCGCAGCAATCATATTACATCCAAAGATGATATTATCACTGATAACGAACCCCGGGGTGCCGATGAATACGCATGAGTTTTTCGCATTATTAATGCGTGTTCCCTTCATCCAGAAGCCCCAGGCTTCGTTTCCAGCGCCCTTACAGAAATTCGTGCACGTCACATAAATGTTCGAGAAGCTCGCGCCGTTCGTATCGTCGCCATTGAAATAACTGTCTGTCGCCCAAATATCCGAAACATCGTTCATATAAAGGCAGACATGAACGCATTGCTCAGTCTCGACACGCGTTAAGCGCATAAAATCCGGACAAGCTCTACGATCGGTAGATTGGTAGCAACTGGCATAGATCGCATTGTAACCATTGATGAGGTTGAGATCGGTCATAACGACGGTTTGAACGAAGTTCGCGATGTTCAGAACCGCGCCGCCCGTCTGAGTCTCTCCGTTCCCGGCCCCAACATTTTGCAAAACAGTTCGATCCTGCCTGCAAGAGCTTCCCTGGTCGCTGTTCGAATACGAGCATCCTGCATCGTTCGCACTATCCAAAAAGATCAGACCATGCGTTCCATTCAGGTCGCGGTAGGCATTGATGTTGATGTCTCGAAGAACTGTGTTTGACCCAGCTTCCTGAAAATAGAACTGCTTGGGAGACTGTACATGAAGATCATGAGCGGAGAAATGATCCATGAATTGCGTGTGCAGCACCGTTCCAGTCGTCATGGCCTCAGCGTTGATGTTCATTTCCGATAGCGTGCCGCCAGCGGCATAGTTCTTCGTCGCGCCGCCGTTCCAAAGCAGGCAGTCATTCGCCCCAGATGCGCAGATAATCGTAGCGCCACCTCCGATGTTATATTCAGATGGCGTATAGAAATTCCCGTAACCTTGACCCGCCCAATGAATACCAGGACAAGGGAACGTCACAGTGCTTGTGATCTTATACGACCCCATCGGGAAGTAGATCGTCCCTCCGGAATATTTCCCGTTGCCTTGGCATATGCCGATGTTCGCCGCCTGGATTGCGGCAGTATCGTCGGTGATCCCATCGCCAACGACGCCGAAATCCTTGACGCTGACGGTATCGGTCAGCTTGAGCAAGAGGGACCGCGCCACCCCGCCGACAAAATTGGGGGAATACTTAATAACCGGCGCAAGGATGCATTCCGCTGTCGTCACGCAGTTTGCGTTTTGAGCGATGAGAGAAGCGGATGTGCCGTTGATCGTGCTGGTTGAGTCGATCGTTGCTGACCCAATCTTTGTATTGGTCAGTGACCCATTATTTACGTCAGCCTTTGTGCTCATCGCCCAATTCAGGCCGGTTGGTCCCGCAAGAGTAACGCGCCGATCCATCTGCGGAACGCCCTGCGCCCAAGACATTACGGGCAACAGGAGCGCAAGGGCGAAAATGATGCGCTTCATAGCTTCTGAATCTCCAGACCCGGCCAATAGAACGGGTTATTGATGGGCGTGAGAATGGCAGGCATTCCGAGAGTTGGGATTTGCGTATTCGCAGTGCGGATTGTGTTGAGCGATGATTTCGCCATAGCAACCACTGTTGGCGACGGCTCCAGCCCGTAAGAAGGAGCAAGCCGCGCTGCCAAGCACCACATGACTGCATCCCAATATTCAGGAGGCAGGTTCAGTGGGCTTGACGCTTTCAGGTTTGCAGGCAAAGGCTGCTTGAACAAAACGTGCAGTTCCCATGCGGCCCCTGGAGGTATCGGCCATGGGTAGAATTCGCCCTGTGGGAAAATCGGGTTGTAAAAAGCGTAGCTCGGCCACGTTCTGAGCGCTTTCAGTCCCAGACCCGCGTAATCCTCGTAAGACGGGATCATCGTCAGCGGAAAGTCAATTGGCTGACCTCCGCTGTCTAGTCCGTTCACCGGGCCAGAAAAATCGGTGGTCGCGAAGTCTGTCGGAGAGAAGTCACCTTGCTGCGAAAGGGGCGCACCGTTCAGAAGGCGTGCATATGCTGCTTCGATCTTGTCCGGTCGCACAGGCGTATCGAGATCGCCGCCTGGCCCGACGTAATAGACGCTCGCACCAGTCGTTGGAAACGCCATATCTACGAGGTTCGGAACCAACCAACGGCGACGCTGCCATTGTGCCAGCATCATATTCAGATGCATGACACCAGACGTGAAGCCGTTTGGGTCGATATTGACGCCGACAGAGCCTTGGCCGAGTTGCTCAAGCGCAAGTCCGATCAGGTCAGAGACAAGATACCCTGTGTTTGCTTCGGGAGCGCCGTTAAAGCTTCCGGACATTGGGAGAGCGTCCCTTTCGCCGCATGACGGGTCTGGGCGGCACGTCCCGGCCCGAAGGCTCAGGACGGCCAGAGAGGCGGGCGCGAACCCGCGCTTCTTCCTCCGCGTCCCGAACGGTCACCGATGTGAATCCGTCCGGGGCATGAAGGGTCTTGGGATATCCCTTCACCAGCATCAGCCAGCGTCGATGATATCCGGGACGATGCAAATCCACTCAGGACGCAGAACACCGATACCGAACAGCACATCAAGACGCGTGCCCAGCGTATCGTCTGTGCCGTTGTAGTAGGTGAGCGTACGCATGGAGATGCCGTCCAGGTTCGCCATGCCGCAATCCACGACGCC